ACTCGATCGAAGCCGGCGACGAGCCGCGCGTCCCTTTAGAGAAAGCATGACGATGCTGGTGGCGCAGGTTGCTGTCGCCACCAGCATCGCACCCAACGATCTGCTCGACACTTCACCGGACGTGTTCTGGGCGATCGTTGCGGTACTGAAAGAGCAATCGCGAAAGGGGTAGTCATGGCCAAGAAGGTCAAGGGCATGGCCACCGAAATCGAGAGCGGTGGACTTGAAACCACCGTCGTGCTCAACGGCTACAACGAGTTCAAGAAACAACTCAAACTCGCCGACGCCGATCTACGCAAAGCAATGGACAAAGAGATCAAGAGCTTCATCACTCCGGTCTCGTCCCTAGCTAAGTCCTACGTCCCTTCCGTTGCGATGCGCAACTGGAAGAGCGGCGGCGAAGGCGTGTGGAGTAGTCGCCTCGGCTGGGACCAGTCGCAGGTTGTCAAAGGCATCGTCGTGCGCCAAGGCGGCAGTCGAAGCAAAGGCTCCGCAACTTCTGCTGCCTGGCGCATCCAAAACAAGTCTCCTGCTGGCGCAGTGTATGAACTCGCCGGCAAGAAGTCATCGGGCAGCGGCACCGCTGGCATGAGTTTCATCAATGCCATCACGCTGCGTGGCGGTCGACCATCTCGCCTCATCTGGCGTGCATGGGATGCCAAAGGCGGCGAGCAATCAATCACGCGCGCGATCGTCGAAACGATCAACAAGTTCGAAAACGAGCTGCAACGCAAGCTCGACTAGCAACGCAGGACTGAGGACGCTATGGCTGTCAATCTGAATGTCATCTCTCAGTTTGATGCGAAGGGCCTCAACCGAGCACAGTCCGAACTCGACAAGCTCGCAAAGAGCACCTCGAGCATGTCGACAAAGTTGGCAGGCGCAGCGAAGGTTGCTGGAGCTGGCATCCTCGTCGGCGCTGGCGCAGTCGCTGCCGGACTGTTCGAGATCGGCTCGTCATTCGACGAAGCCTTCGACAACATTCGCATCGGCACCGGCACCACCGGCCCCGTGCTCGAGGGCTTGCAGAACGATCTCAAAGCAGTCGCAGGCGCAGTGCCTACGTCGTTCGGCGACGCTGGCAAAGCCATCACAGTGTTCTCTCAGAAACTCGGCCTCACAGGCGGGCCACTGCAGACACTCTCTAGCCAGGTGCTTGAGCTGTCACGCATGACTGGCACCGATCTCGGCGGCAACCTGACCGCAGTCACCGACGTGTTCAACAACTTCGGCGTGGGCGCTGCTGACCAGTCAGGCAAACTCGATCTCCTCTTCCGTGCCTCACAAGCCTCAGGCGTGTCAGTAGCGGAACTTGCCGGCACCATGAGTGGAGCCGGCGTTGTTCTGCGTGAAGTTGGTCTCTCTTTCGATCAGTCCGCAGGCTTCCTCGCCACACTCGCCAAGGCTGGCGTCGATGCTGGCGACGTGATGCCAGCGCTGTCGAAGTCCCTGGCCACTGCAGCCAAGCAAGGCAAAGACGCCTCGAGCGTCTTCACTGACACGTTCAATGCAATCAAGGGAGCGCCCAACGATGTGGCTGCATCCGGCATTGCGCTTGACGTGTTCGGCGCAAAGGCTGGCCCGAAACTTGCAGCCCTCATTCGTGAAGGCAAGCTCTCGTACGAAGACATGACCGCAGCGATCGCTGGCGGTGGCGAAACCATTCTCGGCGCAAGTGCCGACACTCAAGACTTCGCCGAGAAACTCACCATGCTCAAGAACCGTGTGTTCTTGGCCATCGAACCAATCGCCACGAAAGTGTTCAACGCGATCGGCCAGGCGATGGATCAGCTCGGCCCCAAGGTTGAGCAGCTCACCGCATGGATGACCGAACACGGCGACGTGATGAAGATCGTCGCCGGCGTGCTTGGCGGCGTAGTCGTCATTGCACTGGCCGCCTACACAATTTCGATGCTTGCCGCTATTGCAGCGACTGTTGCAGCAGCTGCGCCATTTATCGCGATCGGCGTCTACATCGGCGCAATGGTTGCAGCAGTGATCTATCTCTGGAGCAACTGGGATCAGGTCTGGCAGTGGGTTATGGATCACAAAGCCTACGCAGCGATCATTGCGATTCTCGGCAGCGTCATCATCGTGCCCATCGTTGCCCTGGTAGCCATCATCAAGTGGCTGCAGGCAAACTGGGAAAACGTCTGGGCAAAGATTCAAGCCGTCACCAGTTTTGTTTGGGGCATCATCAAGCCGATCTGGGATGCGATTTATTTCTACATCACCAACATCTTGATCCCTTACGTCAATTTTCTCTGGGATGTTTTCCAGAACGTGTGGACGTGGATCAGCGAGAAGATCAGCGAAGTCTGGAACAACGTCATCAAGCCGATCTGGGATGCGATCTACGACTACATCGTCAACTACCTCATCCCCTGGTATCAGAAGCTGTGGCAAATAGTTCGAGAGGTCTGGGACAACGTCTCTTCAAAGATCAGCACCGCATGGGGCGTCATCTCGACAGTGTTTGAAAGCATCAAGAACGGCATCGCAACTGTCTGGGGATTCTTCCAGACAGCCAAAGACATCATCGGCACAGTGTTCACCAACATCGCCGACGCAATCAGTGGCCCTTTCAAGACCGCTTTCAACTTCATCTCAGACGCGTGGAACAACACCGTCGGCAAGTTGTCCTGGTCGGTCCCTGGCTGGGTGCCAATCATCGGCGGCAACAAGATCGAAGCGCCGAAGCTGCCGCGCTTTGCCGAGGGCGGCATCTTCAACACTGGCATCGGTGGCGGCTCAGGTCTCGCAGTCCTGCACGACAACGAGATGATCCTGAACCCGCAGCAGCAGAAGGCACTCTTCGGTGGCGGCGGTTTCGGCGGCGGTCCTGCAATCAACGTCACAATCAACACCGTCGCAGGAGATCCCGACGCCATCGAGCGAGTGGTGATTGACGCCATCGCGCGCGCCAGTCGTCGCGGCGCAACGGTGCTTGTGCCATGAGCCTCGCCAACATGCCCGACATCGAGGTGCTCTTCGCACCTTCGGTAGTCGGCGGCAACACGGGCACACGCCTCGTCCTCGGCGTAGGGCCAGGGCTCAACACTGGCACGCTCGGCGACGGTGCGTTCTTCTACGACATCTCCACCAGCGTCAGAACAATCAACACCAACCGGGGCCGGCGTCGAGCGCTTGAACGCTTCGGCACTGGAACGGCAACGATCACGCTGGACAATCGCGACCGCTCGTTCGATCCAACGAACACGGCGAGCCCGTACTACAACGCAACGGTCGGCGTCACTGGCGTGGTGCCATCAATCCCTGTTGTGATTCGTGCAACGTGGAACGGCGTCACCTATCCGATCTTCCGTGGCTGGATCGACTCGTGGACGTTCAGCTACTCAGACGCAGGCAACGGCGACGCTGTCGCTACCGTCAGCTGCTCTGATGCGTTCAAGCCTTTGTCGAACATCATCGGCGGTCTGCCGTCATCGGCGAGCATCTCGTCAAGCGGCACTGCCAGTTTCGACATTGCGATCTCAACACCTTCAGACGGCGGCGGCTTCGGCGTCTCTTCGATCGACGTCACAGGATCGGGTAGCACCGGCGACATCAACGTGTCAGGCGGCGTGTCGACCACGCCGATCATCGGCAACGGCACCGACCTACCTGGTCTCCGCATCGAGACCGTCCTTGATGCGATCGGCTGGCCCGACAATCTGCGCGACATTGACGAGGGCACTACCTACCTCGCACCGCAGGACGCCACCAAGACGCCACTGGACATGCTGCAAGAAGCAGCAGCTGCAGACTCTGGCGTTATCTACGTCGACGACGACGGCACCATCATCTTCGCCGACCGTGACGCCATCATCTCCGACGAGCGCTCGATCACAGTGCAGTCGACCTACGACACGACCGATGCAAACGGCAAGAAGTTTGTCGACACCTCGATTGTCTATGACGACTCGCTGATCTACAACATCGTCAAGATCGACCGCAAGGTGACCACCGCTGCTGGCGGTGAAGAGTTGACAGGCACCACCGTTGTCGTCTCAAACGCTGAATCAATCTCGCTCTATGGCGCACGCACTCTTGCCATCGAAGTGCCGATCGTTTCCGATGTCGGTGCTGACACCACCTACGGCCAGAACCGAGCAAAGGATCTCGCACTCTTCTTGGCTTCGCAGTATGCGAACCCCGAGCTGCGACCAGAGCAGATTCGCTTTGCACCGCAAGGTGATCCTGCGTTGCTGTATCCCGATCTGCTGAGTCGCAAGATTCGTGACCGAGTGACGGTGAAGTTCGCAGTGCCTGGCGGCGGTGCTGCTGCACAGCGCGACTGCTTCGTCGAATCGGTCAGTCACTCAATCACGCCTGGCAACTGGGACACGACGTTCGGGCTTTCAAGCGCCACGTTCTACACCGGCTTCTTCATTCTCGACAACGCAACCCTTGGCGTCTTGGATCAAAACAAGCTCGCCTACTAGCAGGAGAAACTCACAATGGGTTCTGGCTACAAAGTCTTCACCTCAGGTTCTGTGCTCACCGCCAGCGATCTCAACAACTACTGCCAAGAGCAGACGGTGATGTATTTCGCCAACACGACGGCACGCGACACGGCCATCACTGCGCCCGAAGACGGCATGGTTGCCTACATCGGAAGCAACGACGTGGACGAGGGTCTCTACACCTACCAGGGTGCAGCATGGCGTAAGGGTCCAGGCTGGAACGCACCGTGGGGCGTTGTGTCAATCACAACTCTCGCTTCGACGGTCTCCTACACAGCAACCTCTTGGGGCTTTCCGGCGTTCCAATGGGACGGCACCGGCGTCATCGCTAATCGTCGCTACAAAGCGACCGTCGACTTTGCGTGGGGCCTTGCTGCCAGTGTTGGTCAGATCGACTTCGGTATTGGTACCGCAGCAGGCACTGGCATCGGCAGGCAGATCTCGGAATACCAGTACGCAAACACTGCGCCAAGACAAAACAGTCACAGCGTCACCTTTGCAACTACTGCCGGAACAATGACTAGAGGGCTAACCATCCGCAAGCTCACTGGCGGCGGAAGTGTTGACGTCATCGCTGGTTCAACTTTGGTCATTGAAGACATCGGCCCCGCTGGCGCACCCGCCTAAGCAGCACTTCCAACTTTCACGGACACTAGGAGACTCTCATGGGTTCAGGCTTCAAACCATTCACGGCTGCCTCAGTGCTGACGTCATCAGATGTCAACAACTATCTGATGGAGCAGTCCGTCATGTTCTTTGCCACGACTGCTGCACGAGATGCAGCGCTATCGGGCGCTGCGTTGAAAGACGGCATGGTTGCCTACGTCGGAAGCAACGACTCATCCGAAGGTCTCTACACCTACAACGGCACCTCCTGGCGTAAAGGCCCAGGCTGGAACGCCCCTTGGGGTCAGATTGCTACCAGTGCCAACACTGGAAATGTGACAACGGGAACACACACCACTATGCAAGATGGTTCTGTTCCGATGACGCTTACAACCACAACGGTCACGAATCGCCGGTACAAAGTCACAATGGATCACCAGCACTACGCTTCTGGCGGAGCCAATGGTGTTCAGCGCAGACTTCTAATTGGGGGAGCAACCGCACGCGACTACTTCCACTTAGGCCAAACCGTTTTGCTGCTTAATTCGACGTCAAACATCGCGTTTTACAACGAGACATCCGGACAATCAAGAATCTTTAAGGTGCAGATTGCTGCCTACAACACGAACACGGCAGTCAATGACAACAACTTTGTGTTGAACGTCGAAGACATCGGCCCGTCCGGCGCACCCGCCTGATGGGTTACTACCTGCTCGACAATCCACCACGCTCGCCGCAGTTCTATCCGTCGCGATCCAACACGCCGACCTATGCGATCGGCGTGCACACGAGCGAAGGCCCAACTGGACCAGGCAGCGCACGCAACCTCGCCGCCTTCATCGCTCGACGATCCGACCCCGGCAGCTATCACGCCATTGTCGACAGTGAAGAAACTGTCGTGCTAGTTCCACCCGACTACACCACCTTCTCTGTAGCGGCCTCCGGCTACAACTCGCGCACCTGGCACATCTGCCTCGCAGGTCGAAGCGCCGAACTCAGCGCCGACGATGCCAACACTCAAGCAATGATCGCTCGAGCTGGCGAAGCCATTCGTGCGCTGTGGGCGTTTCTCAACATCCCACTTTCCAACGCTCAATGGATCGGCACCGACGCCCTCAACCGTCCCGGTCTGTTCTGCCACGGCGATGTCCAACCTTGGGATCGCAGCGACGCCTGGTCAACACATCCCGACCGGGCACGCCTCGACCAGCTGCTCATCGACGCAATCAATCAAGCACCAACTCCAAGTCCTGAGGAGGACGACGTGAAAGACGCTCTCATTCGTGACCCCCGTGACGGTGCTGTCTACCGCATCACCCAGCCAGGCAACCTCGCCGTGCACCTCGACGCTGACGCCTATGCCTCAGCAGTGCAGTCGGGCATCGTGATGATCGGCGACGTGTCTCCTGGCATCCTCGGCAACTTCGGTCTTGTGCCTTCAATCAACGACTCCAAGAAGTAACGATCGTGTTCGCCCAGGCCGCCACGACTATCTCTGATGGCCCCGGCTGGGGCGCTGCCGAATGGATCGCAATCCTCACCGGCATCTCACTCGTGCTCGGCGCTATCACCACACTCGTCGTGCAGGTAGTGAAGCTGCGCACCGAGAACCGTGACCAGCACGACCACAATCTGCGCTCAAACAACGAACGCTTCGACGAACTAATCGGCGACGTGAAGCAGATCGGCGGCGATGTTCGTGCCGTCGATGCCAAGGTCGACGCACGCTTCGACGCTGTCACCGACGAGCTGCACCGCCACGAGGCTGTGCACCATCGCGGCAAGCGCCGCTGGTAGTTCTATCCCTCCACAGACGGGCGACTGCATGTCTGATTCAACGCGCACGCACCTGGTCATCCCTGACACGCAGGCGAAGCCAGGAGTGCCGACAGTTCACCTGGAGTGGATCGGTGCCTACATCATCGAGCGCAAGCCCGACGTTGTGGTGCATCTCGGCGATCACGCCGACATGCCAAGCCTCAGCAGTTACGACGTCGGCAAACGATCTTTCGAGGGTCGCCGCTACAACGACGACATCGAAGCAGCCAACGACGCCTTCGACATTCTCTGCGCACCGCTCGAGCGATTCAACGATCATCAGCGCAAGGTCAAAGACAAGCTCTACCGGCCTGAGCTGCACATCACGCTCGGCAACCATGAAGACCGCATCAACCGGGCAACGAACGACGACCCCAAGCTGCACGGCCTCATCTCCACCGACGATCTCAACTACGCAGCACACGGCTTCACCGTGCATCGCTACCTTGAGCCCGTCTTCATCGACGGCGTCGGCTACTGCCACGTCTATGTTCAGCCGATGAGTGGCCGCCCGTTGGGCGGCGCAGCGGCAGGTCGGCTGAAACAGATCGGCCACACGTTCACGATGGGCCACCAGCAGACGCTTGACTACGCCATCAGGTTCGTCGCTGGTCGAAGCCATCACGGTCTCATCGCCGGCGCTTGCTACTTGCATGACGAGGACTACAAGGGCCCGCAGGGCAACGCTCACTGGCGTGGCGTAATCGTCAAGCACCAGGTCGAGGACGGCAGTTACGACCCCATGTTCGTCAGCCTCGACTACTTGTGCCGCCGCTATGAGGGCGTGTCGCTCGCCAAGTTCACACAGACCATCTACTGACCACCGCCTGCAGGGAGGCAATCGTGGACACTCAACCGGGCCCGCTTTGGGATTCTGTCACTGCCGAAGCCGATCGCTTGGTGCACGGCAATCGCGGCGCTCTCTACAACCACCCAACGGTGGACTACGGGCGCACCGCTGAGATCTTTGAAGCCATCACCGGCATCGCTCTCAGCGTGCCTGAGGCAGTGTGCTTCATGCTGGCGGTCAAGCTCTCACGCATTGGCAACGCACTTGACCAGGAGTTCACCGCCGACATGGTGCGTGACTCGGTCGTCGACCTCGCTGGCTACGCAGACTGTCTCTACGCAGTGTGGGCTGACGCCACCGACGAAGCCATCGACGACTCGCTCGTTGCTTTCCTCGACGAACTCGACGATGAGTGAGCAGGTCTGGACATGGCTGATACTCGTCTGCGATCTGGTTGGCCTCGCCGTCTACGCGCTCGTCATCGAGCGTCGCATCTGGTGGGGATGGTGCCTGACCGCATCACTGACCGGCGTGCCTTTTCTCGTCTACTCAACGCTCGGACCTCAACCGCGACCCGCCTTTACCGTCCTCGCTTGCGTGTGGCTGATCGTGCATCTGCGCAACGCGTATCTCTGGAAGCGTGAGTCGTGACCTGCATCGTCGGCCTTGAGCATGACGGCACCGTCACCATCGGCGGCGATGCCGCAGCGGTCGAAGACACACGCATCACTCGCTACACCGAGCCGAAAGTGTTCACGGTGGGGGAGTACCTCATCGGCTACTGCGACTCATTCCGCATGGGCCAGCTGCTGCAGTACCGACTCAAGGTGCCAAGGCAGATCACCGATGACGACATGAGCCACATGTGCACCGTCTTCGTCGACGCCTGCCGCAAGCTCTTCCACCAGGGAGGCTTTGCCAAGAGCAGCGACAACGAAGACAGCGGCGGCGTGTTCCTCGTCGGCTACCGGGGCGCTCTCTACTGCATCGACGAGGACTACCACGTCGGGCGCTCGATGCTCGGCTACGAGGCAATCGGCTGCGGCGACCACTTCGCCCTCGGCTCACTGGCATCGACCAGCGGCAACCCGCAAGCGCGAGTGGAGATGGCGCTGCGAGCAGCTGCACTGCACTCGACCAGCGTCGCCGAACCTTTCACCGTTCTCACCCAATCCACACAGGAGCCATGACCATGTTCACCGCAACCTTCTGGAAGTCAGCCGCCGAGCGCGCAATCAAGACAGTCGCCCAGGCGCTCATCGCCGTCATCGCTGCGACGACCTTCGACTGGTTCACTGCCGACTGGCAAGCCATCGCCGGCACCGCCGCCACCGCTGGCGTGCTGTCGCTTCTCAGCTCGATCGCCTCGGCTGGCATCGGCGACAAGGGCAGCACCTCGCTGCTCACGCTGCCAGTGACTGCGACGGTTCCTCCTGGCTCAGACATCTGAGCAAGATCCCCGGCTCGACCACGCAGACGTCCCCTGCTGCTGCTGCGAATGGAAGCGATCAGACCTTTATGGGCTGAGCCCGCAACACCACAACTGAGCCGGTCTGCGAAGATCCCCCGCTTGAGCCAATAGGCCAGGGCGGGGGATCTTCTGCGTCATGCCGAACTACCGGCGACGGTCCTGACAGGCGCTCTACGGGCCATACAGCGGGCTATTAGAGCCTGTTTCCGAGGGCCCTTGACTCTCATGGCCCAGAGGCTTACCTTGTCACACCCATGGGGAACAAACGAAACAACTCAAACAGCAACCAATCACAGACCACAACGCCAGGGCGTGTCGCATGAGCGGCGCAAACATCACCTGCGCCAACTGTCGCAAAGTGTTCTGGCACCAAGACGACGCAGCTCAGGCGCATGCGTTTCTCAATCACAAGTGCTCTGAGACCAAGCGCTCACAAACAGTCACGAACTACTCGTCGGTCAGCGACAACGAGTGGAGTGCAATCACTGCACGTTTGAATCATCCGTCGAGCTACAGCCCGGACGGTGCAGCGTGAATCGCGCGACGTTGAAGCAGACGTTGCAGTTCAGCGCACTCGTCGTCGGCTTTGCATTGCTGCCGACACCAGTCGAAGCAATCGCCAAGTCCGATCTGCTCTTTCCGATGATCGGTCTCACTGCTCTCTGCGCTGCAGCTGCGTGCGCAATCTTCGCATGGCCGGCCAAGCGATGAAGTCCGACTGGCTGGCAATGGGCGCTGTCTTCTGCATTGTCTTCATCGTCATGTTGTGGGTGTGGCTCATCACTGGCGGCGTGGTGTGACGAACCCACAGAAGCGCAAAGGCTCAGACGCTGAGCGTGCCGTCGTCGAGTACCTGGCGACACTCGGCGTGCAAGCGCAACGCATCCCTGCTGGCGCAACTGATGATCGTGGCGATCTGTTCGTGCCGATCATTGAGTGGCCGAGCATCGACGTGAAGAACTACACGAGCTACGCCGGCCAACTGTCGCACTGGATTGATCGAGCCAACGACCAGGCACACCACGCAGGTCGCCGCTTCGGCGTCGTGTGGTTCAAGCGCACACGCAAGACCAGCCCTGCTGACTGGTACGTCGCCATGAGCGGCGAATCCTTCACGACGCTGATGTCGATGATCGGAGACAAATGAACGAGCACCAGATCGACCGCATGAAAGCACGACTGCTGGAAGAGTTCCTTGCAGCAGAGATTGATCGCGAAGTCGTCAGCGACGCCATCGAGATGCTCGAGGTCTGTCGCCGCCGCATCGCTCACCTTGATCGACTCGTCGACGCACTGCAGGCAGAGATCGCCTTCCAACGATCGTGTGGCCCGACGTGAGTCACTGGTCTGATCGAGCAGCGTGCAAAGGACTCACCGACGTGATGTTCCCGGTGCGCGGTGACTGGGAAGGCGTCGCGCGCGCAAAGGCAATCTGCGCGAGCTGCCCAGTGATCGAGCAGTGCCTGGACTTCATAAGCCGCAACCCTGAGCGCTACGGCGTGTGGGCGGGCATTGCTGGCAAAGAGATCACCGAAGAGCGCAAGCGTCGCGAGATCATCCCGAACAAATCGAAGCACGGCAGCCGAGCCAAATACAACGCCGGCTGCCGGTGCGAGCACTGCACCGAAGCGAACAGCGAATACCAGCGCAAATACATGCGCAAGACGCGCAACACCTACGTCGCCATCTGAACACTCACAAAAGGACACGGGCATGACTGCAATCGACGAACTCACACAACTGCCGACTCGACGTGACCGCTGGGGTCGCTACTTGGTGCTGCCCGAAGGTGGCACGAAGCCGATCGGCTACACACGCGCCACCACCGTCGCCAAAGCGCTCGACGACTCAGGAGGTCTGCTGTCGTGGGGCAAGCGCATGGTTGCGCTCGGTCTCGCACAGCGCCCCGACCTCGTCGCCCTGGTCTCGACCACTGCCGACACTGACAAGAAGACGCTCGATGACATCTGCGAACGAGCCGCCGAACAAGGTGGCGCAACCGTTCGTCGAGATCTCGGCACCGCAGTCCACGGAATGCTCGAGAAGTCATGGTCAGATCCCACATTCGTCGCGCCGGACCCCTACGGCAGCGACGTGCGAGCCGTCCACGATGCGCTGGCGACCGCCCGCTTGCGCGTCGTGGACGGCTTCGCCGAACGCATGATCGTCCACGATCGTCACCAGATCGCAGGCACCTTCGATCTGCTCGTCGAAGACGAGACCGGGCAGAAGTTCGTCGCCGACATCAAGACCGGCTCATCACTGCTCGGCGCTCTCGCCTTCGCTGTGCAGCTGTCGATCTACGCCAGCGCTGACGCTCTCTACAACCAGGGCGCAGCGACCGACGGCAGCGAAGACACTCGTGAGCCGATGCCAGAGGTGTCAAAGCTGCACGGCGTCATCATTCATGTGCAGCCAGGCAGCGGAGTGTGTGAGTTGCACTGGCTTGATCTCGCCACTGGTGCTGAAGCGCTCGAACTCGCGATTGCTGTGCGACAGATGCGCAAGGCAAAGCCACTGTCACCGATCACGCTTGAGGTCGACGTGGTGACACGCACCAAGCAGATCGCAGCCGCAGAGAAGATCCTGAGCGCCGCCGATGGCAACGTCGACGACGAGTGGCGTGGCTGGATGCGTGACCGACTCAAGGTGCTCATCGACGCCGGGCACTCAGATCTCATCCGACGCTCATGGCCCGAAGGCGTGCCCACGCTCGGCAGCGGCGACCCGATCGCCAACCATCTCGCCGAACCGATCGAGCAAGCCGTCGCCATCATGGAGCGCGAGGTTGAGGCTGGGTTCCCAGCACCGAAGCCGAGCGAGCCAGCAGCTGCCACACCCAAGAAGCGCAGCACCCGCAAGCCAGCCGCCGACGAAGGTGCCGAGGTAGGGCTTGCTGAGACTCAAGCAGTCAACAAAGCAGCGCGCGCGTTGACTGTCGACGGTCGCACCTGGCTCGGCGCTGTGATGGCTGCAGCAAAGAAAGCGAACCGGGCAATCAACATGACCGGCGCAGGCGGCAAGACCACCGAGCGCCGTTTCATCATCGCCTCATCACTGCTGGCGCTTGCCGATCATGCCGATGACGACCTTGCTCGAGCGCTGCTGTCGATCGCAATGGGCGAAGAGCTGCAGCCCGCACACGAGCTCGGCGATGCCGTCGGCGCTCTCACCATCGACGAGGCAACACGCCTCGGCCACCTCGCCCGCGCACTCAACGCTGGCTCGCTCATCCCGATCTGGGAGAGCGACGGCGTGCGCATCACTGGCGACATCGACGCAGCAATCGCTGCGTAACCAACCAACACAAGAAAGCAGGACAACAAAATGACAGACCTCATCGGAGAGCTCACCCGCTCAGGCGGACCATCAGCAAAGTGGGACGCAGTCGGCGACGTTCGCCGCATCACCATCACCGACGTCGAGAAGCGCCAGGTGACCGACTTCGTGACCGGCGAGCCACAGACATGGCCCAACGGCGACCCGAAGTGGCAGTTCGTGTTCAGTGGCACCGATCCCGACACGGGCGACGAGACTCGATTCTTCTGCAAGGGCTTCCAACTCGGAGCCGTGAAAGAAGCGCTGCGAGCTGCAGGCGTAACCGCTGGCGACACGCTCACCGGCGGCACCCTCGCAATCAAGTGGACAGGCGAAGAGCCATCGAAGACCAAGGGCATGAGCCCGGCGAAGACCTGGTCGGCGCAATACAAGGCAGCCACCGCAGTCGTCGGCGACCTCATCTAGTTCGGGCACACAAGCAGCTGCTCCCCCTACGAATGGCTGCGTGCGCCGTATGGGTCGGCGCGTCTGAAGGGCCGCGTCGACCCCACTTTCTTACCTGCCAACCACAGCAGCAGGGCATCGAGTCTCTTCCTCCTTGGCGACTCGGTGCCCTGCAACTTCTCGAAGGAACAGCGTGCAAGAACCGCACCTCAACATCATCAAAGACAAGATCGGCAACTACTTCGTCGAAGTTGCCCAGGGCGCAGAGCGCATCACGATCACGCCGCCGCTGTGGTCGAGCACCGAAGCAAGCGAAGCGCTCAGGCGCATCGCATCAGCCACCGGCCTACGCACCGGACGCATTGTCTGATGCACCACGGACCCGACCCCTATGCGCGCATGCTCGCCGACATGGATCGCATGCTCGCTGCCGACAAAGAACGCAACGAGCGCAAGTTGATCGAGACCATCGGTGACTTGGCACGCATCGGGCGCACGGGCCAACGACTCGCCGACTACCTCGCACACATCGCCGCCAACGATCCCACGCGGCGTGAAGCGATCAACGAACTGCTGAGCGCATGGCGACACGCACTCAACCACTGAGCAACAACTGGCGCTGCCCGATCTGTGCAGACGCCTACTCGACACCCCGACCAGTGCTCGGCGTGCTTTGCGCACCTTGCACCAGAAAGAACCGAGGAATAGCACGATGGATGAAGCCCGAATTGACCACCGAAGAACCGCCGCAGGATGCGTCGCGGTGATCGCCCTACTCGGCGCAGCTTTTGCGCTCGGACGCTGCAGCGCACCAGCAGAAGCACAACAGACGCAACCAGCACCTGAGCCTGTTGTGTCTCTTGGCTATGACTTCCACACCGCAGCCGCCCAGGCACTCGCCGAGCTCGAGGTGTACCTACATTCCGTTACAACGACAACGACAAGACCAGCGCCACCTCGCCAAGCACCGAACTACGACGCAGGCGACGGCAGCCGCTGGGACCAACTCGCACAATGTGAGAGCGGCGGCAACTGGGCAACCAACACCGGCAACGGTTTCGGCGGCGGTCTGCAATTCATGCACCAGCGCAGCTACTCGACGTGGCTGTCGTTCGGTGGGGGAGAGTTCGCACCGCACCCGTGGGAAGCGAGCCGAGAGCAGCAGATCGACATCGCCGAGCGAGTCCTGGCTAGTTCCGGCTGGGGCGCTTGGCCTGGCTGTAGTCGCAAGTTCGGGTGGCTGTGATGAACGCCGACGACACCAAGCGCTGCGCCAAGTGCTGGCGATTCCTGCCGCTTAGCGAATTCGCTCACGACGGTCGCACTAGGGACAACTTGACCTACCGCTGCAACGAGTGCCGCACGATCGTGCCGATTGACGACACAAACAGCAGCAAAGACGCCACTGAGCCAACAGATCGGAACGATCGCGCTGCTCAAGGCCGTTTCATCGCCAATCCCCACTTCCACGGAGACCACTAAATGCCGAGCATCAAGATCAGCAAGACGCAGCTGCCCGACCCGCCCGAAGCGCTCACCATTCAAGCCAACGACGGCCAGTTGATTGGCACGCTGCGCTTCACCTACAAGAACGGCATCACCAGCGTGCTTGAGTACGCACAAGGGCAGCAGCCGCACCGTCACTACCCGCTGCGATCAAAGCACCGGCAGCGATGAACACTCAACGAACGCTGGTGTGGTTCAGTGCGGGCGCAGCATCAGCGGTCGCCGCAAAGATCACGCTCGCCGAAACAGATGCTGAAGTTGTTATTGCCTACACGGACCCCGGCAGTGAGCACCCCGACAACGCACGCTTTATTGACGAGTGCGAGCAGTGGTTTGGTCATTCAGTTACTCGACTGCGATCTGCTCAATACGTCGATACCTGGGCAGTGTGGGAGAAGCGCCGCTTCATCGTTTCCGCATTCGGAGCGCCATGCACGACTGAGCTCAAGAAGCGAGTGCGGTATTCATTCGAGCAGCCAACCGATCGCCAGGTGTTTGGCTACACATCGGAAGAGGTGCATCGCGCTGATCGCTTCCGTGAACAGAATCCTGGTGTCGACCTTGTCACGCCACTGATTGACCACGGCCTCACAAAGTCTGACTGCCTTGCAATGATTGATCGCGCAGGCATTGAGCTGCCGGTCATGTATCGGCTCGGCTATCTCAACAACAACTGCATCGGCTGCCCGAAGGGCGGCATGGGCTACTGGAACAAGATCAGGCGCGACTTTCCCGAAACCTTTGAGCGCATGGCGGCGCTTGAGCGAGACATCGGCGCTTCAGTACTGCGCTCAAACGGGCAGCAGTTATTCCTTGACGAACTCGACCCAGCACGCGGCAATCACGCAGACGAACCGTCGTTTGAGTGCTCGCTGCTGTGCACGATCGCTGAACAGAACTACTTAGGCGGTGACCGATGAGTCAGCGGTTGCAGATGTTCACTACCGACTGGTGCGTCATCCCTATGGCGTCGGCGATTGCACGCAGGGGAACGCCTTGCGCGCGCGCACGTCGCACTGCTTCATCTCTGCGAGCAATCCACTCGCGCAACTTGTCAGTCGCTGCTGCCGCGTCCTTCAGTGGATCAGACTGCTGCAAGAGTCGTCACCGTTGTGCCGTCAGGAGCGATCAGTGCACGTCGGTGTCCGTAGCCGACCATCTCATTCTTGGCGAAGAACTTGGTCGCTTGTTCGGCGGTGCAGTTCCAGCGCAGGTAGGTCTCGTAGTTGGGAGTGCGTCCACCCTGCCAATCAATCGCAAGGGTGAAGATGCCTGTGGTTTCCGTGGTGTTTTCCATGTGCACTGTCTACTGAATAGACAGACGCTTGTCAAGTATTTAGACAAGAATCTACGAAACCGCAGGTCACAGGCATGAAAATCGGCTCTTTGTTCTCAGGCGGTGGCGGTGGCGATCTCGGCTTCGCCAACGCTGGCCACGAAATCGTCTTCGGCTGCGAGATCGACCCACGCGCGCGCAGCGTCTTCCGTTTTCATCATCCCGACATCCCGATCTATCACGACGTTCGAGAGGTAACCCATGCACGACTCACATCAGACGGCGTCACTCTTCCCGACCTCATCATGGGAGGCAGTCCCTGCCAAGACCTCTCAGTGGCTGGAAAACGTGCTGGCTTGGGTGGAGAGCGAAGTGGCCTCTTCCACGAACAGTGCCGAATTGCTGACGAGCTCGGAGCCGCGTGGGTGGTCTGGGAAAATGTCGCTGGCGCTTTCTCCAGCAACGCAGGCGAAGACTTCGCAGCAGTGCTCGGCGGTCTCACCGGAAACACTCCAATTGTTCCCAAGGGAGGATGGCGCAACGCAGGCGTCTGCGTCGGTCCCAACCGAGTCGCAGTTTGGCGCGTGCTTGACGCTCAAAACTTCGGAGTCCCACCGCGCCGCCGCCGCGTGTTCG